CGAGTACCACATCCATAGTCTTTTGACGTTGACCACTAAGGCCTTCCATCAATGCTTCTTTGGTTGCGGACCAGTTGCTTTCAAATAAATTTGCCATTTCTTAACTCCTATTAATTTGAAAGTCCGGCTAGTTTACGGATAGTGTTTATTTCAACAACTTCCGTGCTGTCATTGGCCTCTGCTGTTGCAGGTGCCTTCTTATTTCCAGTGTGTTCTTTTGTCACTGATTCTGTTAACGTCTTTTTAACTCTTGGTGTTTCGCCATCTAAAACAGATGGGAGATACTGATCGAATTTCTTCTCTAAGTTCTCTGTCTTAACACTTTCGAGTAGGTCAGACATAATCTCTTTCTTCTCTTTGCCTAATGGTGCTAACAGTTCGCTAAGTTTCTCTTTACGAGCATACTTGTCTTCTGCTATTCTTAATTTAGATTCCACAAGTTTTGCACTTTCTGATTTCTCATCAAGTTTTTCACTTGCTTCTCTTAACTTAGTTTCCATTTCGGCTAATGTCTTCTGAACCTTCTTAACTTCATTTGATTCATTCAAATAGCTCACGCCATATTCTGTTGCAAATGCTTCGAAGATTCTACGACCAAAGTCATTTTCGCGGGCCGATGTGATGTCATTACGGAAAGATTTAACTTCGTTAGTAATAACCTTGTTGACAACGTTTTCAACTTTGTCAGCGGCTTTACTAATAAAGTCTTTTTTGGCTTCAGCAAGTTGCTTCTTGCCTTCTCTAACCATTTTGACCTTTTGCTCAACTAATGCTTTTTTGTCTTCGTGGAACTCTGAAAGTTCTTCTGCGAGTTGCTCAGTTACAAAACCATCTAGTTTAGTAACGTGTTCTGCAACCCTTTCACGGTCAGCACGTAATTCTTTGACTTCCTCTGCAACTTTTTGAGTTACAAATTTGTCAAGTAGTTTAGCATGTTCACTTACAGCCTTGCGATACTTAACTTGTTGCTCTGCAAGAGCTTTTCTATCTTCTGCAAGTTCTTCAACTTCTGCTGTTACTTTTGTCGTAATAAAATTGTCCATTGCTTCAACGATTAGACTTTTGTCATGCTCGTATCTTTGGGCAAATTCTTCACGAAGTTCAGCAGTTAATTGCTCTTTTGCTTCTGACAGTTTGCTATTCCAGGCTTCTTGAATAGAACCGCGCACTTCTTCCGAAAGCTCTGTTCCTTCAAGTAGTTCGTTAAATGTCACTGCCATAGTAGTCTCCTACTTACTTTAAGTTTAATTCTCTAATGAAACTAGTGATTTGCTTCATTAGATGTCTTTCTGCACTATTATCGTGTGTGACGGCCTGTGCTGTATCATATAGTACTGCACCGCCTTTCATGTTAAATAAACTTTCATAGATAGTCTTTGGATATGCATCTGGCGCACTGGGCTGGGCCACAATATCAACAGTAACTATATCAAAATCTGATACTTTACCAGATTCATTAACATTACCACTGCCTCTACTACTCACGCCCAATTTAGCACCTGCCTTTAACAGGCTTTCTGCAATTTTTCCCATTGGTGTATCTATAATTTTTAGTTTACCAAGTCCATCACTACCATCACAATGCATATCTGTGATGATGTGACTTACCCTATCAAGATTAATTTGAAGCTCTTCTGGGTGATCTAATTCTCCCAAAACAGTTTCACCTTTACTTAATCTGTTTCTAACGCTCTCAACGGCTTTTTCAATTTCACCTTTAGGATATACTCGACCGTTTTGATTCTTTGTTTCACCCTGAATAAACAAGCCTTGCATAAACAAGTCTTTGCCATCTTCGGATTCAATAAGTCTCAGACCAGCATGGTCCGGGCTCATATATTCATAAAGTTTACGTATAGCCATTGATTGCTACCCCTTTAACAATTAAGCCTTTTTAGGCTCTACTTTAATGTTGTCTGAAGGTGTGTGATCTTTTGCTGATTCGCCTTTAACACCGTCGCTACCATCTTTTGCTTTTACAGGTGAACCTGCGCCTTGCACTGATGTTTTCTTAGGTGCTTTTGAAAAAGGTGATTCATTACTATCTGCTTCGCCGCCTTTAGGCTCTGCTACTGAATCGCTTAACTTAGTTGCTTCTTCAACAACTTCGTCTTCAATTGATTCTTCGATGTCGTATTCAACGGATTCCATTTCATCTTCCATATCCATTTCACCGTCCATATCCATTTCAGGTTCCATGTCAACTTCTTCTGCATCGTCGCCGTCTTCGTCTGACATTAATTTTTCAAATTCTGCACGTAGATCTTCAAGTTCTGCTTCTAGGTCGTCAACTTTGTCTTCTAAGTCTTCTTCACCTTTAGGCTCTTCATCATCGCCTTCTTCTTCTGCAAAACCTGTTTCTTCTGCGTCAATTTCTTCTTCGTCTGCTGAAAGTTCTTGCTCAAAGTCTTGACTTTGATCAATTGTTTCTTCCATTTCTGACTCTTCTACAGCCTCTTCGTCAGACTCTTCAGCCTCTTCGACTGCTTCTTCTTCTGATTCGGTTGCTTCTTCTACTGATTCTTCTTCAGACTCATCAACTTCTTCTGTTGCTTCGTCTAAAACTTTTTCATATTCTTGACGAGCTTTAGAAACAACGTACTCATGTAAAAGCTCTTCTGCTTTTTCATTTTCTTCTGCAAGAAGGAGTTCGAGAATCTGCTCTAATTTGTTTGATTCTGACATTTGTGGCCTCCAATTAGTATAAATGTTCAAACTTCCATAACATTGTTATAGAATAAGGCACATTTCAGTACCTAATACTTACTATTACTTATGTGTTTTAAGATATATGTGGGTAAAATGGGTGTTTTTTGAAGTGATTCTGACTATATTTTATTTATTTACAGAAAAGTATCACTTAAAACAGTGTTTTTATATTGTAGCAGGTTGTGCAGGTGCAGAATACATTTTGCGAACAAATTTTTGATGTTCTACTTCTTCTGTTTCCTTCATGTCCCTTACTTTACGTAGTTTATTTAGTTGTTCTAACGTTAAACGGGTCTTTCTGGTGTCTGTTTGCTTCAATTTGTCCTTGTTGTCTTCTTCAGGACTATAAAATTCGTTTAGTCTCATTATACTGTTCCCCCTGTAGGCGGTGTTTCTGGTGCCGCCAACGAATCTAAGCCGGCATCCATTCCAGGTTCTGCTGGTAATGCATCTGTAGGTAATTCTGCATCAACATCTACGTCAATATTTGGTTCTGGTCTTATGCCAATACTCGATAATGACGCCCCAGTATTGTCTGTTTGCATAGACTCGAACTTCTGTACATCATTTTCCTGACGCCATAGCTCTTCATTTTCTCTAATTTCGTCTTCTGACAAGCCTAAGTACTTCTTGAGTTTGAACTGGTTGCTTAAGAATGGTACATTCATAACATTGTTAAGCAGATTTGCTCGTTCTGTTTCAATTTGCAGTTCTCTGTAACTGCTAAAGTTCATTGGCTTGTTAAATTCTAAGAAGAAATTACCAGAATCAATTTCTATACCTCTGTATTTGAGATACATCTTAAATTCTCTGTCAATATCTTCCTGTATTTGTTTTTGTAAACGTTCTACATACTTGGCAAACCTAAATTCTTGTATAAATGCAACACCCACTTTACCATCTTGATAAGTCGCGGAACCGTCATCTGGTCCTGTAGGTAAGTAACTGCTTGGTATACGTAAACCACGTAGAAGTTTGTTGTTAAAGTACCTTAAATCATCAATTTGTCCTAGGTTTTCACCGCCCGGCAACGTGTCTACTTTACTACCTCTGCCGTCTGCTGTTTGTGCAAAGAAATAATCTTCCAACATGCTCATTGGATTGTATGCACTGTCTGCAACACTTTGTCCTTGTGAATTTTTACCAGGAACACGTTTTTGTTGTACTTCGTATTTTACTTGTTCTAGGTACTGTCTTGCTTTATGTGGTGGCATATTACCAACATCAATAAAGAACACACGTCTTTCAGGTGCTCTATGCACTCTGTATATAATAATAGAATCTTCTAATAGTTCTTTTTGTTTGAATATCTTAAATATAGGCTCTAGTATGCTGATACCAAAAGGCCAACTTGAATCCATGCCTTCTGTTAAACTGACATGTACTATATGTTCAGCACTAACCGGAATACCTTGATCAACCCCGTCCATTGCACCTGCTGAATATGAACCACCTGAATTTGGATTTACTGGATTCATAATACCAGCAATGCCTTGTCCACTACCATATGGTCGCTGATGTAATGCACTTGCATCTGTTGCAATTTGCTCTTGGAAAATAGGATCTAGATTTTTAATAAAATATGTTTCAATCTTTTTGCCTTCTGTTTCATTCACAATCACTTTTTCAACATTAGCAGGATCAACCCAATACAACTCATATGTTTGGGGATCTCTGATAAACACTTGGTCGCCATATTTAATAGTATTACGGAATATGCGGAAGGCTCTTTTATAGAGATTGTTAAGACTACACCACTGTGTTAAAGTCTTGTCAATGATTTTACTTTCTGTATCACTAGGATCTGTCATATAATTGACAGTAAATGGTAAAGATGATTGTTCATCTTC